GCGCCGGCCGGGCTCGAGAAGCGCAGCCGGCCCTCCTCGTCCACCGCCCACAGCCAGTCCTCGGCGGCGTCGACCGCGTCGCGGTACGGGATCAGCTCGTCGGCCTGCGCGCGCAGCTCCGCGAGCCGCTCGCGCTGCGCCTGGACCTCGGCCGCCAGCCGGCTGCGTTCGGCCTCGGCGGCGTCGCGCCGGGCGTCCTTGGCCTCCAGGGCGTCCATGCGGGCGTCCAGGCGCTTGACGCCCTCGTCCATCTTGGAGCAGGCGTCCTTGATCGCGTCCATCAGCGCGTCCATGCGACGGTCGCTGTCGCTGATCTGCTCGTTCTTGTCGCCCTGCTCGGCCATGCGAAGGTCCTTCGAAAGAGGAATATTTCGGGCAACACTCTTAACTGATAATTTTTGCTTGGTCTAGTTGTCTGAGCGCGGCTGCACCCTCCTGAGGAAATGGAGCAAAACAATCATAGATTTGCGGGGATCGATTTTGAAATCGAGGAAAGAACGGCCCAGAGATGGACATCTTCAACGATATGCCTCCAACCCACCCCGGGATGGGCCAAGCGGCGCTCTGGGCCGCTCTTTGGGTGCCGAACACATCCGACCGTTTGCCTCGAAGGTGCGATGGTAGCGCTTACCACAAGGGGTACTACCGCTTCGAGAACTACGCCCTCCCCCTCGGGAGCCCTGGCTGCTCTGACGGGGCAGCGCCGTTGAACCCCCCCGAAGGAACAAGCCGAGACATAAGGGGCGTCGTTAGCCAGGGCAACGCGCGCCAGTTGATCCTCAACGCGCCGCCATCGTCTGGGCCTTGAGACTGAGCAGGCCCACGTGCACCCGCAACAGGTCCAGGCGCTTGGGATCATAGCCCAACACCGGCGGGGCCGAGTCCGCCACGGCGGCCTCGGTCTCCACCTCCACACTCTCGACACCGGTGGGCTCACCGCCCTTGTCCCACACGCCAGCCGGGCAGATCGCGATGTGGTCAAGCAGCGAGGGCTTGCCCTCGATCAACATGACGTGGCCGTCCTCCAGCTTCACACGGTCATTCTCACCGGGATCGGCGAAGTTGACCGCGGGGGAGGTGGACATCTGGTCCTTGCGCATCTCGTGCGCGGCGTCCTCGTCATAAATCTTCGCGATGCCCCAGACCTCATCGGGCCGGTCAGCGCGCAGGTAGGGCAGCATCACTGAACCAATCGCCCGCTTGGCGAACTCCTTGTGATTCAGTAAGCTCTTCTCCGGATGCTCCCAGATGACGGCCAGGCCGTTACAGCGCGCCAGGAACTCGTCATTGAGGTAGATCGACGGATCGCGCCAGACGAACTCCTTGCGCTTATGACGGTAGCTGGCACCGGTGCCGGTGATGCGAATGGCGAAGAGCCAGACGTTCTCATAGCGCTGGGGGCTGGTGAGACGACCATCCGCCATCGCCCGGGCCACACCCAGCTCGTCCATGGTCAAGCGGTCCAGCGCGATCTGCATACCCGGGTGCAGCGGCAGGGGCGGGGCAGTGACCGGAGCCCAAGCGAAGCCGTCGTGCTCGTCACACAGTGTGGGTGTGAACTGCTCGGGCACACGCACCATGAAGGTGGTGAAGTCGACCGGTTCACTGGGCGCGGGGGCCTGACCCTCCACCGCGGGCTGGGCCGCCGTGACCTGCTCCAAAGGCGTCTCGGCCGGCGCCAGGGCGCGGGTCCAGGGAACCAGCACGCCGGGCTCTATGCGCTGGCCGGCCTCCTCCAGGGTCTCACGCACCGCCGCCTCCACGGCGCTCTCGCCCTCCTCCATGCGGCCACCGGGGCAGGCCCATTCGTTGGGGTGATCGCTGCCATTACCCCGGCGCAGGAAGAGCGCGGTGTTGTCGGGGGCGAGGAAGAGGATGCCTGCAGCGCGGATCATTTTCCGTAATCTTCCTGAAGACGACGAATCAATGCCTTGCGTGCTGCTTCACTGTCCAATCCGGAACCATTGCGAGACATATTTCCTGCCTCATAGCGCCATTCTTTCGGCCCTGTCTGCTTGATGGTAAAGCTTCTACCTCCGATGCGAATAGTTTCGGTTCGAACAGCATCCGCCTTCGCCGCCCCGAACTCACACTCCCGGATTTTGTCCGCCTCGCGGGCCAGGTCGTCGTCGCCCTCCATGCGCGCCCGGCGCGCCGCAGCCAGCAGCAGCTCACGGTCGTACTCCCAGACGCCATCCCTCTTCTCCTTGACGGGATACTTGCGTTCGCTGGGCTTGAGGAAGACCGAGCGCGGCATGTCCTCGCGCTTGCTCGATCCGGTCTCACCGATCTTTTTGCGCTCGGTCTGACTCAGCTTGCCCTCGTGACGTTCCTTGGTCTGCTCGGACTCATCACCGCGTGACATCGCATCAGCCCGCCGCGCCAGCTCGTCAGCAGCATCCAGCGCGGCGTCCATGCGATCCATCTTCTTCTCCCCGCTGTTGGCGTAGGCGATGGCCAACGCCTGCTTTACTGGTCTGCCCGCGGCCACCTCGCGCTCCACATTACGGGAGAAGCCGGGGGTACCCGGCGCCGCGGCCTCAAGCGGCATGACGGTTCCCCCGGGGGCGAGTGGGCGACAGCCAGTAGGCCAGCGCCGTGAAGGCCAGCACGATCAGCGAGATGAAGAGGCACGCCGCCGCGAACGCCAGTCTCACCAGCGCCCAGGCCGCCAGCGAGCCCGCATAGAGCATGATCCCCAGCGCGATCAGGATCAGCAACGCCCAAACCACTCAGCCCTCCATCATCGCCGCAACCTTCGCTCTCGCTTCCTCCAGTGCGGCCTGCCCCTTCTTAGTGAGGCATTCCTCCGGAACCGAGCGCAACGAGTACACGTACTGGTACCAACATCTGCAAAAAGGCAATTCCGCCGGCTGCTCGATCTCATCCGTATAGCCGTGTTTTCCGGGCTTGACTAGACCGGCGTCCCGCGCCCAGCTATGACGCAGCAGGAAGAAGTCGCCCTGCCGCGCGTTGTGGGCCGGGCGCCCGTTGTAGCCGTGCTGAAACTTGTGACTCTGCCAGAAGCCGCCTATGGCGCCCCCGTTCTCCGCCACCGTGGCGTTGATGGAGCTGAACAGCTTCGCGTTCTGATCGATGATGACGCGCCGCTCCTCGAAGGGGAGCTGGGAAAGCGCCTTGCGTATCTCCACGCGCTGCTTGACGCGGTTGACGTCGGCGCTGCCGCCCCTAGGTACGCTCGTGGCCCAACCGCGGAAGCGCTGCATGGTCTTCATCACGGCCTGGGGCCGGTTGAGCTTGATCAGGTTGACGGAGGCCGCAATGCGCCTATTCAGCTCGTCCCGCAGCTGCGGCTGGATGCGGTCCAGCGTGAAGGGCGTGACGCCGGGGTTGAACCTCAGTATCCCGCGTCGCTCCACCTGCTTCGCGTAGACTGCGGTCATGGCCGCGGCCACCGCGCGCTCCACCTCATCCAGGGAGCGCATGGAGCGCTCCGCCGCCCGGCGGATGACCTCCGCCCAGTACTGTACGCGCTCCTCGCTGTCGTAACCGTGCTCGGCTATGTCAGCAATCGCGGCGGTCAGTGCCTCAGAGTAGGTGAGGGTGGCGTTGGGGTCGACCATCCCCTCACACCACCCCGCCAGCCGCAGCCGCGTTGCCTGTCAACAGGCGTAGGCCAGCTGCCGCGGCGCGGCGCACCTCCTCATCCACGTCGTCCAGCCGCTCCCGCGTGCGGCGCCGGGCGGCCGGGGCGCTGTCTGCATTACTCTCGGGCTTTGGCGGAGCGGGCTCCTGGAGGGGGTTGGGCGGCTCGTAGTTGGCGATCTCATCGAAGTCCAGCTCCAGCGGGGAGGAGAACAGGCGCTTACGCTCGTTGAGGTTGTCGCTCATCCACTCGATGACCTGCGCCTTGACCTGCGGCGGCACCTCAGGCAACAGCACCTCCACCACCGCGATGATCGCCTTGAGCACCACGTCCTCGCCCTTCAGCTTCTCGCTGTCGGGCTCCTCCAAGAGGTTCGGCCACTCGGCGTGGAAGCTGTTCTTCCATTCCTGGAAGGCCGCCTTGTAAGACACGCTGCCGTACTGCTCTGGGTAACGCGCCTTCACGGTCTCATAGAACTCCTCATTCCAGGCGCGGTACATCACGATCTGGTCCATGAAGTCGTACAGCGGCTGCAGCCAGCTGCGGATGCTCTCCACGAACTGCGCCACCGCCTTCGCGTCTTCCGTGCCCTCCCCGAAGCCCTCCGCGAAGGTCTCAGCCAACACGATCTTCGCCGGCGTGCCGCAGGCCGCGGCCTCGTTCTCGATAATATTCTTGCGCGCCATGCCGTAGGCGCCGTCCAGGTTCTGGAGATTGAGGCTCTCGATGTCCTCCGCTGTACCGATGGACAAGACGTTACCGGTCTGAGCCTCCTTGACCATCTCGCGTTTCTGCCCGAACAGCCAGCTCATGGGCCCGTCCACGGCGCTGGACTGGCTCTCCATCTTGGCTATGAGCACGCCCGCCTTCAGCGCGATCATCATGTCCGTGGCCAGCGTGAGCACGAAGCTCTTGAGCGGCACCAGACCGCGCTGGTAGACCGAGCGGCCCAGGAAGCCGAAGGCCGCCGTCTGGTACTCGATGTACAGCGGGTCCTCGTTCATCAGCACGCAGACCCGGGAGCGGTGGTAGCCCCGGCCATTGACCGAGACGCCCCCCACCTTCTGGAAATTCATGCTGTTTGGGTCCTGGTTCAGCACCAGGGAGCCGGCGGTGTTGAGAGGGTCCCACACCGCGAAGGCAATCTTCGCGTTGTACAGGCGCGAGAAGTCCAGCTCCAGCGCGGTATCATCGTCATCCACCTGAATCCCCAGCGTGGAGACACCGTACATGCGCGCCAGGCGCCCGGCGTTGAGGATGTAGCGGTCCGCCGCGCAGGCCTTCCACTCATTCAGGAAGGCCTCCACCAGCATCAGCCCGTCATCCGGCGCGCGGGGAACAGTCACCTTCCGCGGCTTGTACTGGGCCATCTGTATGGGGAAGTCCACCAGCTTGGCGCCGTGAGGATGGTGACTGTAGATCGTCTTGCACAGCTGGTAAGAGGGCTGGGCGCCGGGCACGATGTCGTCCGACATGAGGAGTTCCTGGAGCGCGGTGCCCAGCAGCTCGATGCCGTTGTTTATTGCTGCCATGTGCCCTTCAGCCTTCCCTTCATCCCGGCGCTAGAACTGGTGAGAGTCGCCCAGTGCCAGTGCCAATCCGTGCACGTAGGTGTCCAAAAGGTCATCGGCTCGCTTCGCGGCGTCCTTGTCGCCGATGCGGAAGCCCGAGACCTGGGAGACCAGGTGATTGCGGTGTGTGCCCTTGTAGTTCGTGGTCTTGTTGTATGCCGTCGCGGTGATCTTGCACTGGCCCTGGTAGTGGTAGGAGGAGACCGACATCGCCCGCTCGTCCTTCCCCAGCTGGAGCCAGGCCCCCCCGATGGGGAACACGCGCAGATTACGCTTTCTTGCCTGCTGAAGCAAGACCATGCCGGATGACTTGTCCTCGATCCAGGCCCCCCGCACGCCCTCCCGCGCGCCACAAGTCTTCGCGAGGTGTTCCAGGTTGGAGAAGACCGTGGGCAGCCAGGTGTCCAGCAACGCACCCTCGATCTGGATGATGTCCCAGTCCAGGATGATCAGTGGCTGACCGGCGTACTTGTTGCGGGCGAAGTAGGTGACCGCCGTGCCGTCATTCTCTGTGCCGGTCTTTGTGGCGGAG